CTGCCTGTGCCATTCTGATAACTGTCGGGAGCTGTGTATTCAGAAGCCCATTCGCCGCCGTTTGTCTCATAAGAGATAGAATATACTGTATCTCCGGTAATAGGCAGCATAGGCAGATTGCCGACAAGGTTCATGCTTGCAAGATTACCCTGAGTGTTGAAAGGTTCGAGTGCAAGGTTTATGCTAAAGGGCTGTACACCATCGGGGGACCACTGAATTGTGAAACCTGATGTATTCTTTCCGAGGAAGCAAACAACCTGCTGTTTGCCGTTCTGCACATTTGCCTCAACGAATATAAACAGCTTTGCATCCTGAGATACACCGTTAAGGCCGCCCACGATAAGGCAATCATTTGAGTATGTTGCTGTGGGATATACTCTTGCAACTGTCTCACCGTTTACGTTGAATACACTTGTTTCAACTGTGCCTGTTTCTTTGGTGATAAGGTCAATCTTCATCTCACCGAGGTCAGACTGATCGGAAAGCGTTTCGGTGTCAACCGTGATAGTAAGACCGTTTTTAAGATAACCGAGCTGGTTGTCCTCTGTTGCATAAGTCTCAACAAAGGTCTTTGCTGCACTCGGTGTTGTAGGAACGGTCTTGCCCGTGGGATCCATAGCGTACAGAGTACCGGATCCATAAGTAGTTCTTCTTCTGGAAGTATCGCTCATTTTTGTTCTCTCCTTTATTTTTCAAGCATTATTTTAATAGCCGCCTCATGATGTGCTAACGGCATTCGCACCATCTTTGCCGTTCACCTGCATTACTTCTTCCTGAACAGGCGGTAACGCTGTAAACGGATATCCTGTGTTATACATATATTCCCCTTTTACTTAACATATACTATACATATAAAAATAAACCTTATACACATAGTATAAGGTTTTGACAGTCTAAATAATAGTGAGTTTTTATGTGTTTTATGATATATACTATACAGCAAAACAAAGCTGTTCCTCACAGTAGAAATCAGGATCATTTGTAAAAAGCCCCTCTATGCTCATTGAGTATGAACCCTTGTTTGTGCTGTTCACTTGTTTGGTAAATGTTTTTACCCTGTTCCAGTTATCAGGCATCGTGTATTCACTCACAAAGATATTTTCCTGCTTTGCCGCCCATTCATAGAAATTATCATGGTTAAAACCCTCATAACTGCCGCATTTTGTACCCTTGTAAGGAATATCGCAGTATATAACCGCTCCCTTTGGTATTTCCACATCTCTGTAATCGGACTGTAAGAACTGTAAGGACTGTAAGAACTGTAAGGACTGTAAGAACTGTAAGGACTGTAAGGACTGTAAGGACTGTAAACACCCTAAGGCTTGCAACCTTTCAAGCGACTCTAATTGTGGCGTTTTTACATTATCCTTTCCCGTTCGACACAACACGTTCAATACCCGCCTGAAAGCTCTCGACCGCTTGTTTATATCCTCTATCCCGCATATCTCATGCAACACATCAGCATCGAAAAGCCCCTTGACCGTTCGTAACATCGGCTCTGCATTCCTCAACACTATCAGATAATGCAACGCCCTTTTGTATTCTTCCATGTTCCGCCCATAAAGATAGTCTTTACCGTTATTTCCGAACGACCAGCAGTATTTCACATAGTTGTCTGTATCTTTCAGGGCATAGAACATCTCACGGCTTATCCATTCCTTATGGTTTTCAAGCGTGTGTTTACCCGCTATGCAGTCCAGAAAGAATTTCGGATAATCGTTTATATCATTCATTATGATGTATTTGTATTTGCGTGAAAGTATCGCCGCATGAGATACAGCGCACCCCCCCGCAAATAGATCAACAAACACATCAGCAGCAGGGAGAATGTCGATTATGTCTCTTGCTATCGCATTCTTGCTCCCCTTGTACGGCATACCCAGTCTCAAAACGTAATAAGCCCCCTCGAATCGTACACGCTCCCGGTCTGTGCGTTCATACACCTCATAGCTCTGTCCAGTGCCATAATACAAGCAACAGCACCATCTATTTTCTCTGTGGAGTGCTCCTTATCAGGCCTTATATTCTCATTCGCATCCTGCTTGATATAGATATTATCCATATTCCACCTCAACACAGGATGACCGCCGTGTGCTATTTTCTGCTCAAATACCAGCTTGTACAGCTCTTTTGTGGGAGTAGCAAGGTTTTTCATTGTCTGTGGAAATGCCACCATTGTAAAACCTTCATCCTCTAAGTTCTGTGTTAATTGAGTTGCGTTCCACGGGTCATATGCTATCTGCGCAATGTTGTAAATTCTGCCCAAATCTTCAATGAATTTTTGTATAAAAGCATAGTGTACCACATTACCGTCTGTTGTCTGTACAAATCCCTGCCGCGCCCAAACATCGTATAACACATGGTCTCTTTTTACCCTTAAATCTATCTGATCTTCGGGCAGCCAGAAAAACGGCATTATATAATATTTATCGTATTCATCCTCGGGAGGAAATATCAGCACAAACGCCGTCAAGTCCGTAGTCGATGATAAGTCAAGCCCTCCGTAACACCGCCGCCCACGGAGCATATTCTTATCAACCGCAAAATTGCAGGCATCCCATTTATCCATCGGCATCCACCTGACGGACTGTTTTACCCATTGATTAAGTCGGAGCTGTCGGAAAGCGTTTTCCTCTGCGGGATTTTCCTTTGCACTGTTGCAAGCCGCCTCAACCTTGTCTATCTGTACCGTTATGCCGAGAGAGGGATTTGCCTTTTTCCACACCTCCGGATCAGTCCAGTCATCTTCGGGGGCCGCACCGTATATAACAGGATAAAATGTAGGATCATGCTTTCTCCCGTTTATTATATCCTCTGCCTTCTGATGTATCTCATAGCATATAGAGTTCGTGTTGTCCCCGGCAGTGGTTATCAGAAAATACAAAGGCTGCATACGGGCATCACCCGATCCCTTTGTCATTACATCGAACAGTTTTCTGTTCGGCTGTGTGTGAAGCTCATCGAAAAGAACCCCGTGTACATTGAAACCGTGCTTGCTGAAAGCCTCAGCCGATAATACCTGATAGAATGAACGTGTGGGAAGGTATTCTATTCTCTTTGTGCTCTCCAGTATCTTTACACGCTTTTTCAGTGCGGGACACAGGCGTATCATGTCAGCCGCCACCTCAAAAACGATAGTAGCCTGATGTCTGTCAGCCGCACAGCCGTATATCTCTGCCCTTTCCTCTCCGTCCCCGCACAGCAGCAACAGCGCAACAGCCGCCGCAAGCTCACTCTTTCCCTGCTTTTTCGGTATCTCAACATAGGCAGTATTGAACTGCCTGTACCCGTTTTTCTTTTTCACGCCGAATACATCACGGATTATCTGTTCCTGCCACGGTATCAGTTCAAACGGTACTCCCGCAAAGCTGCCCTTTGTGTGCGAAAGGCACTCAATAAAACCAACAGCATGATCCGCAGCCTTTTTGTCGTAGTGTGATGTTTTCAGCATAAACTTAGTCGGTTTATAGTTTTTTAGCTTTTCCATCAGTCTTATTTCCCCTTTTTTCATCTTTAATCATCTGTTTCAACAGCTTCAATACCCTGTCTATGTCCCGCTGGTAAGTGAGCGGATAGTCCCATTCAATATACCCTGCAAGAGCTTGTAACCACTTTACCTTATCCTCCAAGTCGTTTATATCAAACAGCTTATCCATCAGATCACTCCCTGTACACGTTCTGCCGTCTGTGAGTGCATATCCACATAACAGTCCTGTAAATACTCTCTGCCCTTTTCGGTCTCACTCAGCCGCAGTTTCACCGCATCAGCCAATAACAGCCAGTATTCGATAATGGATATATCCCTCTGCTGCACAAAGTTCAATCCACTGTGGATGTATACCAGATTATCCGCATGAGTGAGTATAGGAAATTCATTCTTGTTATCCTCTCCAGTGCTGTAATCATTCTTCTTAGGCACTCCCAACACATCGATGTTCTTATCCCGGTAAGCCTTTAATGTTTCGATAACATCATCGATAAACTTATCCGCCGTACTTTCTGTCAGGGGCGGTAACTCGTCATAGGTGCCGTACTTTTCTATGTATTCCCCCGCCGAAAACGCACCCTGAATCATCAGATTATAGTCTCCCTTTGTGGGCGGACTGATGATAATGTGTACTTTCGGTATCTCTATCTCAACAACAAACTTAGGATCGTTGATAATTCCAATCATAAACGCAAAAAGGGCGCAGTTACGCACCCTTTAACCCCCTTACTTATTCCTCCGTAAACTCAGGCATTTCATCCTTCATGGTAAACATATAGTGTGCGTAAAAAAGTGTGTCTGCATTCTGATAGCCGTACTCTTTCTGAAATTCACCCATACAGCGCACAGCATCCTCAAACTTCTGCTCATCGGTGAAGTCGCTGTCTGTGACCTTATCCTTGTACCACACAAACACATCAAGCGTGTAATCTTTAAACTGTGCAAAGTAGTCAGCCCCGGAAAACCGCACATTGCTTTCACACTGAGTAAGAAACCTGTGTTTAGGCGGTACGCCGATCCAGTTTATCCACGATATCTTTGACTTGAATATTTCGGAGGCGGTTTCAAGTATCTCCGCTTTCGTCATTGGTGCTATCGGCATCATCGTTGTTATCCTCACTCTCTTCTTCAAGATCCCATATCCGCCGCGCCCTGAACTTTATGCGCTCATGTTTCAACTGCACATCATCGGGCGGAGTAAGCAGCTCATAATACATCGTATCATTGCCGACAGTATGCTTTATGCGGTACTGCATCGGATTGATATTAGCAATGGCTTTCTGATAGCGGCATACAATGGTTGTTATTACCTGTCCCTCGGTACCTGCATAGTCCATATAGAACTCACTACCCGATTTGGTCTGGAAA